AAATATTAAATGTTAACCCTAAATTATTAGGTGAAAGATTAAGATTAGGATGGAGCTTTGAAAGAGCAATTAGCGAAAACCCAGAAGATTATAAAAAAAGAAACGAAAAATTGATAGAATACAATGGAGAATTTAAAACAAAAAAAGAGTGGCTTGATATTCTTCAAATCCACTCTTCCACTTTTTACAGAAAAATAAAAAATCAACTGTTAAAGTAGATTAGTAAGCTAGCACTGTGTATTGCCCCAGCTTCTTTTCCCGCAAATTGGACAACAGGAGATTTGCGTGCTTCTCTGTCTGTTTGTGATTGTTCGCTAATTGGTGCAGAATAAATATAAAATCCAAACTCTGCAATGTTTCTCAAAAAGTCCTCTTGATTGCCAAAAGTTTCGCTTGAGTTCCAAGTTCCTGCCGCCAAAAACCCATTATATACAGCTTGGTTTGCAACTTTCTTAAATGCGTTTTTAAGAGTGTTCATTCCCGCTTCTGTTTGTGGGATTTTAGTTGAAGTCTTAGCCAATACATTAAACAATGTTACTTTAGATGTTTGAACAAACCAAAGTCTATTTAGCAACTGGTCAAAGTATTCTCCGCCACTTGGTGCGTTAGAAATACATTTAGGCAAGCCCTCAATAGAGCAGTACAAATCAACACCCAAAGTTTTAGCTTGAGTATAAATTGTTTGTGTGATTCCTGTATCTGCAACCATACCAGACAAGTCTTTTTGGTTCATTGTCAAGCAAGAGTTTTGAGCATTATAATTTACTGCATAACCACGACCGGCATAAGCAGCCGCACATTGATAAGCTGTTGCTTGTGAAACTGTATAAAGCAAGCATTTAGTCTTTGTGTTGTTCTTGCCGATAATATTAGCAAATAGACCGCCTGTTGTCATAGCAGAAACATCATTGCTAGGCAATATAAACAATGTATCTAAAGTTTGAACCGTATCACTTGCAGCCTCTGCTTCTGCGTCTGTCAAAATTTTAGCGGAGATAATACCGCCAAAATAAACAGTTGCATAAAGTCTTGTAATCGCAGACGACAAAGTTTCGCTTGTCAACATTGGAGCAATCATCAATTGACCTCCACCAGCCAACAAGTTTGGTGTTTGTGCAAATACTTTTTGAGCCAAAGCATAAGCGTTAGATGATGAACCCCAATCAGTCTCAACATCTCTTGCAGTTGTGTAAACTCTATGTGTTTCTGTCCAAGTTTCAACAGGGTCTTCATCTGTAAACATCATAAGATTATTTACGTTATAAAATCCTAATCCTCTTGGTTGAGCTTGAACACTAACCGTAATAACGTTTGTAATTCCAACCATTTTTGTTATTCCTTTCGTTTTCTTTTATCATATAGGGTTTTTTAGCAAAATGCAAATCAGCCCTCAAATTCCTCTGTGTGAGTAAATGTATCATAATAATTGACAGCTTGTTGTTTTTCATACGCTGTTAATATGTTTATTTCGCAGTCAAAACGATTTAGCCTAGAAGTTCCCTCTAAGTCAGAATTGTTTGTTACTGTTGAAATTTTACCAATGTGAAAGCCTTGCATTTGTTGCATATTTTCTGAAAAATAAGAACTCATAGCAAGTTGAACCTCGTGGACTCTTGTTCTCGCAGACGTGTCTTTACTCACTACACTTGCGATAATTTTTTCAGCAACATTCATTGAAGTTACTTGAGTAAATACTCCATTTATTTGCTTAAACTCGGACTTAATACCATAGGGAGGCCTTGATGTTATACTTAAAACAATATACAAACCGTCATCTTTTGGAAGTTCACGACCGTCATTTTGCAAGAAAATTCTATCAAATCCTAAATTCATTTGATTAGCAATAATTTGACCGACCGCAACAATTGGCTCTATATTCATTTGTAAGCCTCCAAAATTAAATAACGCATATAACCATAAGCAGAATAGTTTTCCTTCTGCATAACCTTATATCTTAAACCCTTGTATATGATAAACTCGTTAATGTTCAATTGCAAATTAGGCAAGCAATGAATTTCTAACCATTCCCAATTGCGAACACCCTCTGGCTGAATCTCAATCACTTCTGGCTTAGGTGGCTGAACAACACCTTGAGTGTTTGTTTCTGTTTCGGTTATAACTTCTTGAAAATTATTATTAACGGTTTTGGTCAATGTTATAAATGTGATAGGCTGAAACCAACTTAAAATAGTTTGGCTCATATTTGGCAAGTTTCCTATACTATTGTTTTTTGCATTACTTATCATTTAACACCTGACTTGATATTGATTTTCTTAATTGTCCTGTATCAATCAAAGGCATATCAGAGCCTTTTGCTTCTATGGTGGATTTCTTCAAAGGTGACCACCTGCCAAAACCTCTAGTAGTAAATGCTTCATCAACGATAGCTTCTGCCTCCAATCCTAAAGCAACATACCATTTACGCAACTTGTTGATTTTTAACATCTCATAATAGCGGTCTTTGTTCTTTTTTACCCATTCCCAGACTTTAGCTTCTAACGGCATTCTTAGAAAAGAGCGAGAGGGGATATTTCTTGAAATAGAGCCGTATTCGTGAATACTACCCACTTCAACGTTTGTCATCCCCCCCTCGTGAGTTTGACTGGCTTTTGCTCCTAAAATACCAACTCTTGTTTTGAAAGAGTCTTTTAGAGCGTCTTCAATAATCTTAAAGCCTTTGTTGTCAAACTTAATTTTGGTCAATGGTTGTGCCTCCTGCCGACAATATACAAATAGATTCCATTCTTGCTCTTGGGATTAAATAGGTTAGGTATTTTTTACCATAACCATTATCTAAGTACAAGCCAAGCATAGGGTCGTTATTTACCCAAGCAGGTATTCCATAGCTTTCGCTTACACCACCAACCGATTTACTAGAAACAAAACCAGCATAGCCATTAGAGCTTAAGCCAGCGGTGGAGTTTTTAATATCTAATACTAAATAATAAGCTGTTAAATATAACATAGCCAAATCTAATTCATCATCGGCAAAAACGCCAGCAATTCCCATTGTGGCTTCGGCAATAGCTTTTGTTATATCAGTATCGCTTAAATAGTTGTCTGTGCTTTCTTTGGCTAATTCCCAAGCACTAGTATTGCTTAAAGGCTGTAAATTAGCGTTAATAAGTGATTGATAGAAATTTGTGCCGTCATAGACTTTATCGCCTATAAAATAAGCTTTACCACTTACCCAAGTAGGCAAATAAGGGAAGTCCCTTGTAAAATAAGCCTTAAAACTTCCTACTGTTATCATTGGACCCCCCCTATAATATTATTTGCTTTTTTTAGCTTCTGCTTCTTCTTTAGCTTTAGCTTTAGCTTCTGCTTTTAGTTTAGCTATTTCAGCGTCCTTTGCTTTCATAGCTGTATCATCTGAAACCAATTCGACTTCAGGAGATTTCAAGAAAGAATTTGCAACTTCATCTTCAAACTCTGCTTTAGAGTCAGGTGCAAAGTTGATAACATTTTCACCAAATCCATATTGGTACATTCTTTGACTTCTATTAAATAAAACTTTCATATTCTTTTTCCCTTGTTAAAAAATAGGGGGAGGGCTTATTCTCCCCCATTAATTTACGCCTGAACGTCAGCATACAACATTTCAGCAGTTCTGAACAATGCAACACCAGTGAATTGTCCTTGAGCAACTGAAATCATATCTATACCATTCATCGGAAACAATGCAGATGGTGTGTAATCTTTCGGAATAAACACGCGTGCAGAGTCTGAATCGTGGCGATAGAATACGTGACGACCTTTTGTTCCAGTTGAATCAGCTGTTTCATTGTATTTTGAGTGAACAATTTTGAAGTCCACACAACCAGCTTGTTTAAATGCTTCTTCAACAATATCACGAACAGTTTTCAATGGGTATGTAGAAGAACTAGGAACACCCAAAGCAACAAATTCGTTAGTAGGCATACACCAACGGTTAGGAAGTGCAGTACCGTTATTATTTGTTAAGTAAGTTGCAACAACGTTTGATACAAAAGTTTGCAATTGAGCAGTAGTCATTGCAGAAATCTTAACAGGCAACAAAGAAGTGTTTACTGTTACGCTAGGTTGATTCAACAAACCATAGGTTTCAGAATCTGCCAAGCCCAAGAAAGTGCATTCTTGGATACCCAAGTCCCAAACTTTTTTACGAGCTTTTTCTTGAGCTTCGATAATTGAGAAAGCTTGAGCATTTTTAGAAGCAATCGCAATCATTTCTTGAGAAACAGTATAGTCCATTCTCCAGAAGTTGTTTTTAACATTGAAACCACCGATTTTAATGTTAGAGCTTGTATTCTTTTCAAGTCCATTGTTTGGGTTAATCAAACCAGATTTGAAAGATGAGCCAACATAAGCAGCAGTATATTGGAACAATTGGAATGTATCAGCTCCCTGACCTACATCAAAAGGCAAGAAGTCAGACAAGTTTTGTCCCAACAGTTCATAAAATTTAGTTTCAATAACACCAGCAACAATAGTTGTTTGTGTTGTGATAACTTGGTTGATACCGTTAGCAGTAACCGCACCGTAAGCATTCCACAATTTGTCGTGGTTTGCAACTTTAGCTAATTTAAATTTTTCCATTTTCTAATCTCCTAACTCAATGCATAAGGTGCTGTGATTTTTACTTTAACCAAGCCACCAGCAGCAGGAACAGAATTCAAAGCAATACCTAAAATTGTATTAGTCCCAGCAGAAGCCAATACCAAACCAGCCGCGTTAAATTCTACTTTACCACCTGCACTAATAGCGGCCGCAGTTGATTGCATATAAACAATATCGTTAGCAGTTGCCAAAGATACTACTTCGTTTGCTACATAACTGTCTTTGTTTGGGTTGTAAACAACAACACCATAAACTTTATCGGTTACCCCAGCTTGTGCAACAGTTGTCATATCGCCAGCAACACCTGTGATTTTAACAGGAACAGCGACAGTCAAAGCAGCACTTGCTTTTACTTGCTCCATAGGGTTAGCAGGCAAAGCTGCATAATCACCTAGTTGAGGAGCAATATTAAATTGATTTAATGAAATAGCCATTATCTATTCTCCTTAATATTTGTTACCACGAGCAAGTCTTACAGATTCAGGAACATAAGCCATAACTTCTTCAATTTCTGCACAAGAATTGCGTAGAGATTTAATTTCGTTGAAGTCGCTAGAATTACGCTTATTTTCTTTTTTCTCTTTTTCTTCCTCTTTGTCATCTTCTTTTTCAGATTCATTTTTACGACAAGCGTTTTCTTTCTCGTCTTCTTTTTCATCTTCTTTTTCAGATTCATTATCTTTTTTGTCATCTTCTGAACCTTCAGAGGCAATCTTTTCGATAATGCCTACAACTGTTCTCCAATCTTCTTCGCTAACTTTATCCTTTAGGATTCCGCCAACTTCGTCGATAGCTTTACGTTTATCCATTTCTTCATTCTCCTTTTCAGAATTACGAACTTTTTTTCGATTAAAAATATTTAACATATCTTTCCTCTCGCTTGAGTTCAAGACAATATTTGCTTCACGATATCTTGGGTTCGGAACAATAGCTAAATGCTCGAAGTCGCCATTTAAAACTTCTTCGTCATAGTCGATATCGTGATAAATTCCGCCCTTTGCGTCTTTTTCCGTAACTATATAGCCACAAGAAACAGACCAATTCTTTTCTTCAATTAAAGTCTCTACATCGTCCCCATGAACAATACCCTCGCAATAATACCAGCCATCAGCTTCGTTAAACCATACTCGGCTAACATAACCAACAGCTAAGTCTTTTACGTTATCATCTGTAACGTCTGCGTGTTCAATAATAACAGGACAACCAACCATAGAATTAGCAAACCTGTCTAAAGCTTCTTTGCGGACAAGAATCATCTTACCGCCTTGCTTTTGATAACTTGCTAAACCAGCTTCCATAAAACGGCTAACAAAATGTCTACCTTTGCCGCCTCTTTCTCCGCCGTCAAAATCCATTGTTGCACTATTTCTAACTTTAATCATTTTTATACCTCTACTAGTATATTAAATTATTTTTTTTCATTTTGCAAATCGTCCCACCAAGCGTCCGAAATTATAGGAATTGCTTTGCACCGACAATTATAAGTTTGAGAGGGATTTCCTCTCTCGCCTGTGTGAGCGTCTATAATTGGGGGGTTATCCCAACTAAATATACGACCGTTTAATTCTGCGTGTAGTTTTCTCTCTCTGCCGTCCATAACAGTAGACCAGCGATATTGTGTTACACCCTCTTTTAAGTATCTGTTCTTTGTGTATTCAGCAACCAAGAGCTTGGTTTCTTGTCTTGCTAAGAACTTGGCTTTACGCTCTCCGATACCTTTTTCTTTTTGAATAAACTTAGCCACTTCATCTATACGATAACCCTTTGAAACAAGTTGTTGTATTCCTTGCCTTAGCTTGATTATCTCGTCCCCAGTCCATTTTTTAATATAATAGTCTAGGTTATAAGTATAATTCTTGGCTATCTCGTTTAATTGAAAAGAGTCTAGCTCCATAGGCACAACGTTTACTACTTTCATAGACTTGGCGAATTGACCGTCTAAAGATTTACCTATTGCCTTGACTTCTTTTTCAAACTCAATCTTGCTTGTGATAAATGCTAGATTTTCTTGCACATTAGTTAAATAAGACATCATCTCTTTGTGTTTATTTTGATTATGTATTCTTACTTGTGCTTGGGCTTCTTGCACCCTTACAGGCAATTTATTGGCAGAAAGATGAAAAGTGCCGTTTCTAAACTTAGCCCCCATTTTTTCAAGCTCTTTTGATATAGCATTGCTAAATCTTGTTTTAGGCTTAAACTTGCCGTCCTCATAGATTAGCTTTCCTGTTAGCATAGCATTGTAAATAGTTTCATCGCTGTTTAATACTGGAGCTTCGTTTATCTTCTCTAAGAAGTTAAAAAACACATCATTCCAAAAAGATTGGATTTTGTTAAATACCAATTTATGATAAGCGTCTAAATTTTTAACCTCTGGGAGTGCTTTCATTATTCAAACTCGTCTATTTTAATCTCGCCAATTTGTGCATATTCATCTTCAATGCGTTCTATTTCTTGATTATCCAAAACTAATACGTCTTCTTTAACTAGCTTTTGAGCCACTTGGCGTTTGGTTAAAATTCCGCCGTTTAAAAGCTTCATAGCATTGTCAACTTTTCTATCGGTTATGTTTTGCTCTTGCTCGGCAGATAGAACTCTTAAAGGATTCCATTTGATAGTAATGTCTTGAGCTTTGCGACCGAATAATTGCATACATCTTAAATCAATAACCCACTTCAACAAACCTAAAGCTTGTTGTCTTACTTCACTCTCTACCATAGCATTGTAGTTTTCTAAATCATCTTCACCACTAGAAAAACCACTTGAACCCACACCGAATATTTTAGAAACCGGCAACTTAAGATAAGAAGCAATCATAATACGGATTTCTTTTGATAATTCAGGCAAACCGCCAAAAGACAATTGCTTTTGTTCGTATTCGTCCTCTTTATCCATAGTTATCATTGATTTGTAATTTTTGTTAGCTGCCGCCGTATCAACACGCTTTCTTATTGTTGCTGTGCCGTTGGGTTGCATTAAAGTTGTGGCAAGTCCATTGATTTTAAGAACATCAATTTTGCTTTCATCTAACAACTCAAGCATAACATTTATACCCTTAAGGTATGTAACCAAAGGAGGCAAAGTTTGCTCTAGCATACTCATACCCCAGCCTTGCAATCTCATTCTTACATAATAAGGAGCATATTTACCAAATACAGGATATACACGAGAATTGTTAATTGTCTTACCATAATAAATGTAATCTGATTCTTGAGAGCTTTTGTCAGGTGTTGCACAAATAGTTTCCCATCTATCACTAGCATAGAACTCTAGCTTGCGATTATAAAGCCTTTTTTCACTCAATATGCTATCTGCGTTTTGTTCGGTGTTGGCAATCAATACACCACCACCAAAAAGCCTAGCCCACTTCAAAGCTCTTTTGATTTCTTCAAAGTCGCCGTTATCTTCCATAGACTGTTTAAGCTCTTCAAGCTCTTCAATTTCCATAGTTGCAGAATCAATGCCTACACCATTTCTAAAAGCGTCATCTATCGGTTGGTCTACCGCCGTTTGTATGAACCCATAAGTTTTATAAGAATAGTTTAATAAAACAGGTTGCAAAGATAATAGATTTTGACTTATGTTATTATAAAGCTCTTGAGGACTTAATAGCGGATTGCCTGCCAAAGTCCCACCGTAAACGTCCATTGGCAAACTTAAAGCGTCTATCAATCCATTTTCTAATTTTTCATCGGACATATAAAAACCCCTATACTAAATTTAGTTATAGTATAAGGGCTTTATTTGTGTTTGTCAAATAGGCTACTTGTCGCAAATTTCCATAACATTACCCATCTTAAACATTTCTTCAAAGCTCAAGCTCATTACTAAAAGCTGTGCCTCTTTGATTGTGGTTGCTTCTGCAAATTGTTTATATACTTGTGGATTTACTGCGTTCTTAAATCCTTTGGCAAAGCACCTGCAATCCCTAGCAGAGTTTGCTTGCTCGCATTTAATAGTAATTATTCGCTCTGGATTAGTCCAGTATAGTTTGTAAAAAGCACCAAATAATAAAGCTAGTGTTAGCATTGTGTATGTAAAGTATTTCATTTTATCCCCTTTGTTAAAAATTGAACATAAACACCCCAAAGATTATCCTTGAGTTTGTTTGATGATAGCCTTAGATATAATCCTTGTCTTGACATACCTAAGTATTGAGCAAAAGCTGTTAGTTGCTTGCTTGCTTTTAGTAGGTTTGATATTTCTGCGTTAGTTTTCATTTTATCGCCTTTATTAATACACAATCAATATGACACACAAAAACACAATGTCAAGCATTATTTACACAAACACCGAGAAAATATAAATTATTCTTTACAGAACATCTAAAATTGAAACTTGAAGCTTTGCAAGCCCTATTGTTATGCCATCAACGATATTATCAACTATATCATCGTGAGCGTGGCTGTCATCTCTTGTAAATGCTTCGCACTCGTCTAGCAATTCTTTGTTTTGTTGTGGATTATCTGGAAGCTCTACCTGACCAGCTTCAATATATGGGGTAACACCGCAAACCCTTGTTAGCTTGTCTTTATCTCTTTGCAACCCTATAACTGGCAATCCTAAAGCAACAAGCTCTTGTATTAAAGCTGTTCCGCTTGCTTTATCCTCTATGTAAAAGGCTGTGCAATAACAACCGCCTATTGGCTCTCTGTATCTATTCCATAGGTTTATAGCTGTTCTTTTAAGCTCTGGAGCTTCCCATTTTCCCCTTACCATTTCAATTAGCTGTAATTTACCATAAGGAGTAACACCCCAAACGCAAAAAACTGAATAGTCGTTAGCTTGCTTTACCTTTTGAGCTGTATCGGCTGTCATAAATACTTGAGAATAGTTTTTATCTTGTGAGCTTATATAATACTTAAACCACTCTGTTTTTATAACCGAACCGCCTAAAATAACAGGCTCTTGCTGAAATTGTGCTTGAAATGTGTAGTTATTCTTTTGAAGCTCTGCAATACGCTCCGGCGTGTATTGTGAGGGGATTTGACAAACGCCGTCTAAAATCAAAGGCATTCTAATTGTGTGATAACCGTAAACACTCTCAAGCATACCGCTTAAATCTTCTTTATGTAACCTTTGTTGAATGTTAACAATAGCAACGTTTGAATTATTAAGTCGGTTTAGCAATGTTTCTTCATAGTATCTAAAGACTTTGTTACGCATTAAAGGGCTTCTAACATCGGCAGGCTTGTTTGCGTCATCTACGATTAAAGCACCGCTAAACTTTTCTTGTCCTCTTATACCGCAGTTGCTAACTAAAAAGTCTTGACTTTCTCCGATAAACAAGTTATGGTTATCCTTAACGGTAACGCAATATGAGGTTGAGCAATGAGAAACGACATTAATACTAACTGGAAGCCTATAATGGGGTTTGAAAATTTTTATATAATATCTAATAAAGGAACTGTAAAGGCTCTCGATAGGATTATGAAAATAGGAAACAATAAATGGGTTAAAAAATCTCACGAGCTTAAACCAAGTAAAAGCAAAAAAGGATATTTTTACATCACTCTTTCTGATGGAACTATTCACAAAAGATATTTTATTCATAAGCTTGTTATAGAAAGTTTTGACCGTCTTCCCAAGTCTTGTGAGGTTGTTAGACATCTTAACGGTATATCTACTGATAATCGCATTGAAAACCTTGTCTATGGCACGCAATCCGATAATGAGCAAGATAGCATACGACACGGAACTCATTATAGAAACACCAAAATCACAAAAGAACAGGCTCAAGAAATAGCCAAAGATAAAAGACCATATAAAGAGATTGCTAAAGATTATTCTCTTAACCATAGATATATAAGCGATATTAAATCTGGAATATATTGGGGAAAAGAAACTGTTGGTATCAGATTTAAGAGAGGAAAAAATAATACTTGGAATAAAACACATTTTTCTTCTGAAGAAATCAAAACAATTTGCGACAAAAACTTTAGCAGAGAAGAGCTTGTTAAAAAATTTAGCACGACCATTAACATCATTAAAAGGGTTAGGAGGGAATACAGATGATTTAGATATTTCATCTGCCCTTTTATATCCTTTGGTTGTAAATAACTGATGGTCTTCTGTACATCTTATAGACCCCCCGTCATTAAACTCTATTTCGTATATTTTCTTATTTTTTTCTGTTATCCAGTCTACAACAGGTTTGAGTTCAATTTTTTGCGTCTGCTCGTTGTATGAATAAACATTTAACTTTTCTTTATTAGATACAATATCGCCTATTTTACGGTATCCTTTGTCAGTTTTTATCATCTCGTCATAAGGAAAACAGCCAAATCCAGTAATAGTCGCACCAATAGCAGATAAAAGAATAACACCCCCAGCGTGAGTGATAATCTTTCTTGAAGTATATTTTGCTTGTCCTGTCGTTTCTATTAGATAATCTTTCCAAAAGTCGTTTAATGGGTCTTCATAAGCAACCTCATTGCTAAACCTTTTGTTAGGATACATAGCCTTATATACAGGGTGTTCAAGTATATTGGCAATTTCTCTTGATATTTCGCCTAAAAGCTCTTGAGAGTATGAAGTATATATAAAGTTTCTTTTGGGGTCTTCTGTTTCACAATAGCATACAAAATATTTAGCCATTGTTGTTTTAGCTGAACGTGGTGGCTCGTTTAGATTACATCTTATTATTTCTTGATTGTATATTGAGTGGAACGTATCAAAAAGCTTTTTGTGGATAGGCTCAACAATAAAAGGTCTACCCTCTACTACTCTAAACATATATAAGAACCAATCTCTAAAACCTCTATTTAATAGCGATTGCCCTATAAACTCTTTATCTATCGTTTCCAATGACATCGTTAATATGCTTCTCCACTTCGTCAGAATCTTGTTTAGTTACAAATACTTTATGCACTAGAGATCCGCCGTTAGCACCTGTCAATTCTTGGCTAGACTTATCAACCCAACCAAAGTTTTTAAGAGCAAATATATCTCCGCCATTACCTCTACGAACCAATCTTTTCTCATAAGCATTCTCTACTTTTAGCTTTGCTTTTTTTATCGTGTCAGAATATTGGTCTTTTCCTCCATAGTCGCAAAGGGTTTCCCTTGTTGTATCTAAAGCCAAAGCAAGCCCTGTTATTGTTATAGGCTCGTCTTGTTCGTCAGCCATTGAAAAGTATTTATCAATAGATTCTTGTAGCTCTTCTACTGTTTTAAATTTTAGCGGACGACCTGCCATAACTACCTCCTTTTACATAGTTTCAGGAACTATGCGTTCGTACTCATCAGATTGATTTTTACTCTCTGAATATGCAATAGCAAGAGCTTGTTCTCTATCTGTTACAACATTGCCGTCTGGTGTTTTTAACTTACCGTCAGCAAACTCTTTCATTACAATATCAAACTTTTCATTATTAGCATTTAGATAAACAACATCCTCTTCATCGTCTACTTGCTTATAAAGTAGTCCGTGAAGCTGTTGCAGGTCTTGAGCTATACCTCCAATTAGGTTTTCAACCCCTCTTGTTTCTAGCTTCATTTCTTGGATATATACAAGAGTGGTTTTTACTAATAGCTTTAATCTTGCTAGATTTACTTGGTCGCCTTTGCTTACCTCTGGGATAAATTTTAATGCACCCTCTAGCACTTCTTCACTTGCTGGGGTGTCCATACCCAAACCTAAATAGCAAACCTCGTTTACAAGGTCTTTACCCTCTATTAGTTCGTCTTGGTTTTTATCTGCCAATAGGTGTTGGCCGAAAGACTGATAATTATAGTGGCAATCTTTAGCATAGCTGTTGATTGCGGTTAATCTCTGCAACAATTCTAACATTCTATATTCTCCTTAGTGTCAGTATAAGGAATTTTATCGAACTTGTCAAACAGTTCAGGGCCAAAAGAGCTAATAAAGCAAAATTCTCTTTCAGCCTCGTTGTAGTCTTCTAAAGAGGATATTTGTATAATGCGAGTTGATACTTGTTCGTCCTCTAGTTCATTTTGGGCTTCTACTTCTGAAAGCATAGCACCATAAAAGGGATTGTTTAAAATATCCATTCTAACTGTTACTTGGGTTTTATCTTTGAATTTTAGCTCTGCAATCCAAATGCGAAGTTTTAATTTAACAAGCTCGGCAATGTGTGCTTTAAGGTCATCTAGTGAGTCCATTCTAAAACTAGCTATTTTATGCCTGTATCCTAGTTTTACTTGCTCAAACTGTTCATTTAGAAAATTATAAGGAGCTGTAACCTTGTCAGCAAGCTGAGAATAAAGGTTATCGCCTTTTTTATATATGATTAAATACATTAGTTAGGATTCCTTAAATATGATATTTCTGCATTTTGTCTGTTATATACTAGCTTTTGCAATCTATCGGCTATTTCTAAAAGTATTTCATCTCGGAGATTTTGTTCATACTCTCCTAGACTTTCGCCAAATGAAGGTTTAGGAAATTTCTTTTTACAAAAGAGGGTAGAGGTTCTAACGATATTTTTTAACTCGTTTTTTTCATCTTCTCGAAAGTAAAAAGTCATTTGATCCATAATCAACTCCGTTTTTCTTTTAGTCTACAACTTTTTTATACAATGTCAATAATTTATTTTATTTTTCTAATCATCATTAAACTCCTTACTATTTACAGCCTCTTGCCAAGTTGGATATTCAGCTAACAATTTTGAATTTTTAATGCTGTCTTTTCCAAGATAAGATGTGAACCCATATTTTGTTATAACTCCATACCACATATCTGAAAAAAAATCTTTTCTTAAAATCGCAAATATATCCCCATTGCTGTGTTTATATATCTGTCCTGCTTTAATCATCTTGCACCTCAAATAAATCGTTAATGTTTGCTTTCGCTTTGCATGCCTCTGGCTTTCTCATCTTAAAGCCTCCATAATCTGATACATTTGTTCGTAGGTTCGGTTATCTACAACAATGTTTTCTGTGCTTGTTGTTATTTTCCCATCTTCTTCAAGATAGATATAATCGTTACTATATATATATCCAATCTCAACATCATCGTCATTTAGATAATGAGATATTGAATACCCCATCTCTTTTGCTTTTTCACAAAGTTCTTCCCAAGTCATCACTTAATCTCCTTAAATTTTTTACTCAATTCAACAAAACGGTTGTTCAATTCAAGTCTTA